TTTTGCTTGAGTATTCCCTGACAAACAGAAAAAGTTTTGGGAACAAGTTTTTCTTGGATTTCAGGGAAAAAATCACTTGTTCCAACGTAAAAGCGGCTTTTCGTATTTTGCTTGAGTATTCCCTGACAAACAGAAAAAGTTTTGGGAACAAGTTTTTCTTGGATTTCAGGGAAAAAATCACTTGTTCCAACGTAAAAGCGGCTTTTCGTATTTTGCTTGAGTATTCCCTGACGGTCACGTGACAAACAGAAAAAGTTTTGGGAACAAGTTTTTCTTGGATTTTTGGGAAAAATTCACTTGTTCCAACGTCAGTGCGGCTTTTCGTATTTTGCTTGAGTATTCCTTGACAAACAGAAAAAGTTTTGGGAACAAGTTTTTCTTGGATTCCACGGAAAAAATCACTTGTTCCAACTTCCGTGCGGCTTTTCGTATTTTGCTCGAGTATTCCCTGACAAATCACGTGACAAACAGGAAAAGTTTTGGGAAAACACTGTTTTGTGTGTTTGACGTACCGGATTTCCTAAAGTTTGTGAAAACATTGTTTCTTTGTGTGACACACCGGATTTCCTAAAGTTTGTGAAAACATTGTTTCTTTGTGTGACACACTGGATTTCCTAAAGTTTGTGAAAACATTGTTTCTTTGTGTGACACACCGGATTTCAGAGCAAAAAGTGTAAACGTTTTGCAACATTTCCAGAGCAAAAAAGTGTAAACGTTTTGCAACATTTCCAGAGAAAAAAGTGCAAAAAAGTGTAAACGTTTTGCAACATTTCCAGAGCAAAAAGTGTAAACGATTTGCAACATTTCCAGAGCAAAAAGTGTAAACGTTTTGCAATATTTCCAGAGCAAAAAAAAGTGCAAAAAAGTGTAAAGTTTTGCAACATTTCCAGAGCAAAAAGTGTAAAGTTTTGCAACATTTCCAGAGCAAAAAGTGTAAAGTTTTGCAACATTTCCAGAGCAAAAAGTGTAAACGTTTTGCAACATTTCCTTAGCAAAAAAGTGTAAACGTTTTGCTTCAAGTTTCCAACGTTTTCCTCGCCGTTTGCTACGCGTTATCGTTGTTGTCATGACAATTTCTGTGGCTATTTTCCGTAGTGATGACAATTTCTGTAGCTATTTTCCGTAGTCATGACAATTTCTGTGGCTATTTTCCGTAGTCATGACAATTTCTGTGGCTATTTCCCGTTGTCATGACAATTTTTGTTGGGTTTTTGCATTGTCATGACGATTTCGATCCACAACTGCGTATAAAATGGTCCGCATTTTCGCTACCATACTCATAACCATGCCTGCTCCAGTCATTTCTACTCCGCCAGCTGCTTTTATGGCTTCGACTGCTTTAGCTCCTTTTTCGGCTGGAGCCATGATGTCGACGACGACGTTTTCATCGTTGACATCTTGCGATTGCTGTCCTTATTTAAATTCTTTGGGTGAGTTTACTGTTGTTTTGCTGCTATGTTGAACTTTTACTTATCTGTGTGTATCTGTGTGTATGTGTGTGTGTGTAGGGTTTTCGCGATTTCGTTCCCCTTTTTTCAAGTATTTCATGTCGGTGGACAATCGAGCGAAAACCATCGACTCGTCCGCCGCCTCGTGTGGCTTCTATCAATCACATTCTGCTTACGTAGTTTTTAATTGCTTGAAATGTCTCAAATCCCAATTGCAATGTCTCTATATATTTCCCTATAAATCGACGCCCATCTTTTTTAAAGTCTGCAACTGCGGCATGACGGGAATTTCGACGCAGATTGTAGGTGAAATGTTTATGATGGAATCATTCGGTGCCATGTTGCAAGCCACCGTGAAAGACATTTGGATCCAGAAATTATGTATTTACTGTGGCAACGTTGACTCTCATTCGTCGAGTTGTATTTTTTACCAACACGTGCCAGGTAAAAAGTCTCGCTCGACGTGCGTCGTTTGTTTCGAAGCCGCCACCATTCTTTTTCCCTGCAAACATGTCGTTTGTTGTCCCAATTGTGCTCTAAATGTCGACCACTGTCCGCTCTGTCGCCAACCTGCTGATTATTTTAAAATTTTAACTTTTTAGCCTATCCGATGCAGATGAATCATCCGGCGTGGGCCAAATTTGAATTGCGCTTCATCTCTTATAACAGAGATCCCAATTATTTGCATTTAGCTTCTAAAGGCTTTTTTCGTCACGCTTCGTGCAACGAAAACGTTTGCTTTGTCTGCAACTCTATCGATGAACACGCCCTTTTTTGTCCTCTGCACGACCAACGTACGCGAATCTCGGTGAATGACGCCACTCTTTGCGACGAATGTCCCAACACTGCAGACACCGTTCTCCTACCGTGCGGATGTTCGTTTCTCTGCGCCACCTGCGCTTGTCAGTACGGCATCTGCCCTCGCTGCAATACCAATATTACCGCTTTTGTTACGGTTTTTTTGAACGATGAATGAAAATTTTTTTTCTCAATAAACGAGTTGCATCATGAATACTATTTACTGCTTTTCTCTCGATAAAATGTTTGCTTCTTTTTTTAATAATGTCGCTACAGCCATTAACAGTCTAACTAATAAAGATTTTGAGTACTTTTGGAAACGCGGTCTCTATCGCCTAGTTCCTCTCACCAAGGGAGGCTTTGGAGCCATTTACGAATTAGAAATCAACGGTCACAAGGTGGTAGACCGCAAACAAGCTGATGTCATCGTCAAAATGAACAATAACGGTTTCAAACAATCGGCTCTTTTGTTTGAAGGCGTTTGGTTGCTCGACTTTGATTTGGCTGAAATTTATTTTTGCCCATTCATTTCCTATTTGAACAAAATGAAAGTCTGTCCTTTTCTCTGCAACTACATCAGTGCCAACATTGTCGACAAAGATTACGTTCTCTTCATAGAACGCTACTCGTATGAAGTCATGACTTTTTTACCGCATCTCACCGTCGACTACGTCATTCAATTTCTTTTCCAGTTAACCTATTCTTTTTACATTATCAAGCAATATTTGGGAATGGTACACTTTGATGTTCATTTACGTAACGTGATGGTGGCCAAATCGACGTCGTCATTTCTTTTGGCCGACGCCAATAAAAAACGAGGCATTTATCTGCCTCACATGGCATATGAAGCGAGGTTGATCGACTTTGGATTTTGCACCATGGATTTGCGACACAGTATCGATCCTCATTTGAGAGGCGATTTCCAGTGTGCGCCGCACAATTTCAGTCGAACACCAGCCATATCGGAACTCTTCAAGACAACTAGAGACACTCGCTCTAAACTGCTCACTGTAGAAATACAATATTTCTGTTTACATCTCTATCAGATTATCGCTCGTCAAGCACCTCAGCATCCCATTTTAAAAGCCATTCAACAATTTTGCGATTGCATGTACGACCAGGTGGTCGATTTGACTCAACCCGCTCTCCAACGCGATCGTTTCATTTTGCCGCAACACGACGTCGGTGTCGTCTGCGCGGCCATACGTAAACCCAGCGATCTCATTGTCGGGCTCGAACGCTATTGTCATTTGTACGGCAGTGTCATTTACGACAAGGAAAGCGATCTTCAAATATCGACGCCTTTCAAAAACACGACCGTTGTCAAGGAAAATGCCAAACTCGTTTTGAACGTCAACAAATTGCACGTCTATAAAAACTATCAAAATTTTATAAAAACATCCATACCGGATATTCGCTGGTTTGAATCCACTTTTACCGTCATAGAAAACACTTATGGTCACGTTTACAAATTTCCCATCAATTGTTGGGTCGATAAAATCTCTAGCGACCGTTCGCCTTACAACGCCATTTCCATCTTCAGAAAAGATGTACCCTACAATATTCGTAATGCTTATTTGACGCATCACGGTGCTCGCGTCACGTTTCACGTCAATCGGCGTACGGAAGACTTTTCAAACTCGTTTTACGCAGGTAAATTTCTCTTCATCAAAGGTACACTGTACGCTTGCGAACATTTGCCTCCGCTCATGTTTGGTCTTTCTGATGATTACTTTTGTATTTTCAGTTTCAAATCGGACAAGTGTAAATACGTCGAGAAAATTATCCAACTTCATCACCTCAACTATCTTATCGATGCTTCCAATGCGTGCGGTTTTCACTATCAAGGAGATCCTATTTACGGACACATGACCACGAAAAAACCTCTATTTTATATTTCGATTAATAATGAATAGAGTTTCATAAAAAAATTATTTCTATGAAACTGTTTTAGTCGGATTGTCTCATTACCATTAAATTAATTGTATATATCAATAAATGAATGAAACGGCTAAATTAGCTCTCTTTGTGGCTTTGGTTATGTTGGTATTATCTGGGGCTATTTACACTAGCGCCTACTTTAAAAAGACTGGTCCCGAAGGTCAAATGTTGAGTTTAGTTCCCGATCGGGTCGTCGTCACCGATCCCGTGACTGGTGCTCTCATTTCGTCGTCGGTGAAAACCAAAGAACTCGCCGAATGTTGCCCTCAAAAAATCATCAATGACACGACGGCTAGTTTGACCAACACGTTCAGCAGTAGTTTTACCGACAAGAATTTTCTGCGACGAACTAAATTGGAACCGGGCGCCATTTTAGTCGCCGATGCCGTCGGCAACGTTTCCAGTTCACAAATCGGTATTCCTTTCATCACGTCGTGTTGCGAAAGTATTAAAGCGTTAATCGACGACGTTCAGCCTAAATCCGATGGTCTTTACAGCAGTTTGAAAACGGATGCCACGTACGTTAAAAAACCGGAAACAAGTGTCACCCAACGACCAGTCACGTACAACGCCTATACTGGCGCACTGGAAATGGTGACATTGCCGGCCAATAGTATTTTATCGACCGATACCAACGGCGATATCGTTACCACACCCTACAGTTTGCCTTCGTGTTGCGATAAAATCAAGGACACGATCGTCGACTACACTACCACGTTCAGTTCCAATTATATTGATACCAATTACCAACGACGAGCTGTCGCCGGTTCTCAACATTTACTCATGATGGACGACTACGGAAATTTAGTCGACAGCGGACTGACGCCCACTATCGTCAATGCGTGCTGCGAAACGGCTCGCAACGCTTTGTCGCCGAGCAATATTATTGACGGCGGTGGCAACGCGTTGTACAGCGCTCCCAAGATAGACGCCACGTTTCAAAAGAAAACCACGGCTCCGGCTAACGCTCTCCTCATGCCCGATGCCAACGGCAATCTGGTTGACAGTGGATTGACGCCGGCGGCTATTCAAGCGTGTTGCACGCAAGCTGCCAACGCCGCTTCTGACTCGCTACTCAAATCAGATATCGTCGACACGTCCCTCTCGGCGACTAAATTGTATTCGTCTCTGAAAATTGACGACACGTTCCAGAAGAAAGCTATCGCTCCTGCCAATGCTATCGTCGTCGTCGACGCTAAAGGCGATCTCGTCGACAGCGGGTTCACTCCACAATTTCTTCAAAATTGTTGCGCTCAAGCCGCTACCGGTTCAGCCAATGGACTCATGAAATCAGATATCGTCGACACGTCCACGGCCACCGACAAATTGTATTCGTCCAGCAAAATCGATGCCACGTATACCAAAAAGACGACAGCGCCAGCCAACTCGCTACTCATGCCCGACGCCAACGGTAATCTGGTCGACAGCGGTCTCACGCCTTTGGCTATTACCACGTGTTGCACGGCCGCTATAACAGCCGCCAATGAATCGTTGAAAATTGTCGATATCGTCGACACGTCTACGGCTACCGATAAACTTTATAGTTCTTCGAAAATTGACATGACGTATCAAAAGAAAACCACCGCTCCAGCCAATGCTTTACTCATGCCCGACGCCAACGGTAATTTGGTGGACAGTGGACTGACGCCTAGTGCCATACAAGCGTGTTGCACGCAAGCCGTTGGCGCTGCTACCAATTCCTTATTGAAAACAGATATTGTCGACACATCGACATCTACCGATAAACTTTACAGTTCTTCCAAAATCGACATGACGTATCAAAAGAAAACGACAGCACCAGCCAATTCGCTTCTCATGCCCGATGCCAACGGCAATCTAGTGGACAGTGGCCTAACTCCTACCGCCATCCAAGCGTGCTGCACGCAAGCTGTTAATGCTGCTACCAATTCCTTATTGAAAACCGATATTGTCGACACGTCGACATCTACCGATAAACTCTACAGTTCTTCTAAAATAGATGCTACGTTTACCAAAAAGACGACGGCGCCAGCCAATGTGTTACTCATGCCAGATGCCAATGGTAATCTGGTCGACAGCGGCATTACGCCGGCTTTCATCAGTGCTTGTTGCCAAGAAACGGCTGACGCTAAAATTGGCGTTTCCAATGCTTTGATGAAAAGCGATATCGTCGACACTTCCACTTCGGCTACTAAACTCTATTCGTCAAGTAAAATCGATGCCACCTATCAAAAGAAAACGACCGCTCCAGCCAATTCGTTGCTCATGCCCGACGTCAATGGAAATTTAGTCGACAGTGGCCTCACTCCTACAGCCATCCAAGCGTGCTGCACGCAAGCTGTCGGTGCCGCCACCAATTCCTTACTGAAAACCGATATTGTTGATACATCGACATCTACTGACAAACTTTACAGTTCGTCCAAAATCGATGCTACGTATAGCAAAAAAACGACAGCGCCGGCCAACTCGCTTTTGATGCCTGACGCCAGCGGCAACCTAGTGGACAGCGGATTGACACCAGCCGGTATTCAAGCGTGTTGCACGCAAGCTGTCAATGCCGCCACCAATTCCTTATTGAAAACCGATATTATTGACACGTCGACATCTACCGATAAACTCTACAGTTCATCCAAAATCGATGCGACGTATCAAAAGAAAACCACGGCGCCGGCCAATACGTTACTCATGCCCGACTCTAACGGTAACTTGGTCGACAGCGGCATCACTCCGGCTTTCATTAGCGCCTGCTGCCAACAAACCACCAACGCTACTACCGCTGTGGCCAACGCTTTATTGAAAAGTGATATCGTCGACACGTCCACTTCGGCTACCAAACTTTATAGTTCTTCTAAAATCGATGCCACGTATCAAAAGAAAACCACGGCGCCAGCCAACGCAATCTTGGTTCCCGATGCCAACGGCAACCTAGTCGACAGTGGACTGACACCGACAGCCATCCAAGCGTGCTGCACGCAAGCTGTCAGTGCCGCCACCAATTCCCTACTTAAAACCGATATTGTCGACACGTCCACGGCCACTGACAAACTCTACAGTTCGGCTAAAATCGATGCGACGTATACCAAAAAGACGACAGCGCCAGCCAACTCGCTGCTCATGCCCGACGCCAACGGTAACCTAGTGGACAGTGGACTGACACCGACAGCCATCCAAGCTTGTTGCACGCAGGCAGTCAGTGCCTCTACCAATTCCTTATTGAAAACCGACATTGTCGATACGTCCACATCGACTACCAAACTTTATTCGTCGAGTAAAATCGATGCTACTTATGCCAAAAAGACGACCGCGCCAGCCAACTCGCTTTTGATGCCTGACGCCAGCGGCAATCTAGTGGACAGCGGGCTGACACCAGCCGGTATTCAAGCGTGTTGCACGCAAGCTGCCAGTGCTGCCGCTAATTCGCTTTTGAAAACAGATATCATCGACACGTCCACTTCCACGACGAAACTCTATTCGTCAAGCAAAATCGATGCCACGTATCAAAAGAAAACGACAGCTCCGGCTAATGCTTTGCTCATGCCCGATGCCAATGGTAATTTAGTCGACAGCGGCATCACGCCGGCATTCATTAGCGCCTGCTGCCAACAAACCAGCAACGCCACTACAGCTGTAGCCAATGCCTTATTAAAAAGTGATATCGTCGACACGACAACGTCCACTAGCAAACTTTATAGTTCTTCCAAAATCGATGCCACCTTTCAAAAAAAGACGACAGCGCCGGCCAACGCAATCTTGGTTCCCGATGCCAGCGGCAACCTAGTGGACAGCGGATTGACACCAGCCGGTATTCAAGCGTGTTGCACGCAAGCTGCCAGTGCTGCCACCAATTCCTTATTGAAAACCGATATTGTCGACACGTCCATTTCGGCTACTAAATTGTACAGTTCATCCAAAATCGATGCCACGTATCAAAAGAAAACGACAGCACCGGTCAATGCTTTGCTGATGCCCGACGCTAGCGGTAATTTAGTCGACAGCGGACTGACACCCACAGCCATCCAAGCGTGCTGCACGCAAGCTGTCAGTGCCGCCACCAATTCCCTATTGAAAACCGATATTGTCGACACGTCCACATCAGCGACGAAACTCTATTCGTCGAGCAAAATCGATGCCACCTATCAAAAGAAAACTACCGCGCCAGCCAATGCTTTGCTCATGCCTGACGCTAGCGGCAACCTAGTGGACAGCGGCTTAACACCGACGTTCATCAACGCGTGTTGCACACAAGCTTCCAACGCGTTGACGGCCAGCACAAACGCTCTAGTGAAAACGGATATCGTCGACACTTCGACATCGGCTACTAAATTGTACAGTTCAACCAAAATCGATGCCACCTATCAAAAGAAAACGACAGCTCCTGCTAATTCTATTCTCATGCCGGACGCTAGCGGAAATTTAGTCGACAGTGGCTTGACGAAAACATCTATCGAAGCGTGCTGCACGCAAGCCGCTAATGCCGCTACCAATTCCCTATTGAAAACCGATATCGTCGACACTTCGACATCGGCTACCAAACTCTATTCGTCGAGCAAAATCGATGCCACCTATCAAAAGAAAACCACCGCGCCAGCCAATGCTTTGCTCATGCCTGACGCCAACGGCAACCTAGTGGACAGCGGCTTGACACCGACGTTCATCAACGCGTGTTGCACGCAAGCTTCCAACGCTCTAGCTACAAGCAATAACTCTTTACTAAAAACCGATATTGTCGACACGTCCACATCCGCTACGAAACTGTATTCGTCTAGCAAAATAGATGCCACGTATCAAAAGAAAACTACGGCTCCCGCTAATGCTATTCTAACGCCAGACGCTAGCGGTAATCTAGTAGATAGTGGTTTGACGAAAACATCTATAGAGGCGTGTTGCGCTCAGGCCGCCAATGCCGCCACCAACTCTTTGTTGAAAACGGATATCGTCGACACGTCCACGTCAGCCACGAAATTGTATTCGTCCAGCAAGATCGATGCCACTTTCCAGAAAAAGACGACGGCTCCGGCCAAAGCTCTGCTGATGCCCGATGCTAGCGGTAATTTAGTCGACAGCGGTTTGACTCCCACGTTTATCAACGCGTGCTGCACGCAAGCTTCCAACGCTCTCGCTGCTAGCAATAATTCGTTGTTGAAAACGGATATCGTCGACACGTCCACTTCTGCCACGAAATTGTATTCGTCCAGCAAAATCGATGCGACCTATCAGAAAAAGACGACGGCGCCGGCTAACGCTCTGCTGATGCCCGATGCTAGCGGTAATTTAGTCGACAGCGGCTTGACTCCCACATTTATCAACGCGTGCTGCACGCAAGCTTCCAATGCTCTCGCCGCCACCAACAACGTCCTCTTGAAATCCGATATTAAAGATTCCGGCTTATTGGGTGCTCCGTCTACCACTTCATTGTGGTCATCTAGTAAAATAGATTCGACTTTTCAAAAGAAATCGACGGCTCCGGCTAATACGTTGTTGATGTTGGATGCTAATGGTAATTTAGTGGGTGCCGGTTTCACTTCCGCTCAGCTTGAAACGTGCTGTTCGACTTCCAATCAAAGCGCGACTTCAACCAGTTTGTTGTATCTCCAGTACACCAACGTGTTTGCTTATTTTAATGCTGTAGCCAATACGTGGACTTTGGCGTCGTACTTTACCAAACGTTACGACACTACCGGCGGCTGGTATGCTAGTGGAAAATTTCAACCTAAAAAAGCCGGCGTGTGGTCGATTCGCGCGACTGCTTGGGCTCCTCGAACATTGGGCGGTAATCGTATTCATTTTTGTTTGGCTCAAAATGCGGCCATGAATCCCTTGTGGCAAGACGTCAATTCGTGGAATAATTCCACGCAAAGTAATTTGACAACATTTACGGCTAAAGTCGACGCTATTTTTGTTTTGAATGGATCCACCGATTACGTGTCGGCGTATTTTATGACCAATTCGTTGCCGCAGGATTTCGACGTTTTGGAAAATTGCAACATGTTTCAAGCCTACTATTTAGGTGGCGCTTAGATTCAAATCACTTTCTGAGAGATTCGAATCTTTATTCTATCGAAGGAAACGACGTCAATTCACTCGTGGTCAAACTTGTACTACTACTGCTACTGCCATTATTTCTGACTCGTTGAATGATTGTTCCCAGTAATCCGCCGATAATCATAGTGATTCCTACGTAGAGCAACCATTGGTATCTATCGGTAGTTTTAACAGCGGTAACGTCAACGGCGGCCAATTGAACGACTCCTTGCGGGTAAAACTGAAATTTACATCCGTCGCCGCTCTTGTAGAAAGTGATTTCGGGCACTTGTTTGGCGACGGTGCCACCCGTTTCCGTCAGACGAGCGTCGACGACGCGACACGATGACGATTTCAGGCACGCATCCATGGCTTGCCGAACGATAGTCGTCCTTGGAACGCTACCGTCCACATTACCGGTACAGGTGTCTCTGAACGGTCGCGTGTAATTGGACGATTTCATGTACGTTTTTCCTAGGGTAAAGTACAAGGCAAAAAACACGCCTCCGATGGCGATCATGAGAGGAAAAACGAAACGCAAAGCGTTGGACGTGACTCGCGCCGCGACCAGCACGGGCACGAGCACGAAAGCCAAAACGGCCGCCGCTAACCAGGCCAAATTGAAACCTTCCAATTTCGATTCGGCTTCCTGATTCAATCGTTGTTGCACGTCGTCGATGGCTTTCACGCCGAGCACGCTTTTCAGCGCGCACTTGTCGAATATTTCGCTCATCTGACTCAGAACGTTGTTGGTAATGTTGACGCTACCTTTGACGTTCTTGATGGTGATGCTTTGCACGTTGTTGGCGTTCAACACGCACGATTGACGGATAGCGTTGTTGATGGTCGTTTGGCTTTTCACGATAGATTCTGCCGTATTCTTGGCATCGTCAAAAGTAAAAAAATTCAATCCGCTCACCAACGATTTCGCCAATTGATCGAGTTGCACGCCGATTCTTTTTTGCGAATCGACATTACTGATGCTGTCCATCAATACCGTCATGTTGACTTTGGCCGTTTGCGTGATGGTGTTGCCGCTAATGTTGACATCGCCACCGCTACCGTCGACGCTGATGATTTGCGTGTTACTCGTACTAATGGTGCTCGTCTGTACCGTTTCAGCGGCTATTTTCGAATAGATATCTACGACTGCTTTAGCTACGTTAGTCGATTTAGCATTTCCCATTTATTATGCTTCTTTTACAACAAGGAAAATATTTTTTCTAATGTCAATGGATTCAAGAAATTTTCATAGTGATCCATGCACGTTTTCCAATTGTTCGGTCCGCATCCGGTGGCTTTGAATTGATCCGTCTTGTCCTGGCGCACGCGGTAACCGTACCACGCTCCGACTTTATCGGTTGACGCCGCGTCTTGATTGGCATCTTCCTTCCAGTGGCACTCGACGACGCAATCCGTTTCCTCGCCACGATACTCGCTGCACGGTGTGAATTCGACCAGAAAATAATTGGCGTCTGTATCGGGAGGCGTGTCGTTCAATTCGTCGTACTGCGCTCGAGCAATGAGGCACCAACATTTGCCGTCTTTGATGTAGAAATCGACCGTGTCGTTGGACTTTTTGTATTTGTACACGGGACTTTTGCCGTGAACTCGCGTTAAAATGAAGCCCTCATCGACGCTATCGTAATGATCTCGAATGTAATTGAACGGGTACGACGTAAAGACGCAATTGTTGAGAAATAGGATCTTGTTGTCGACCAATTTTTTCAGGGAATCGTGTCGTTTCGTGTAATCCACTCGAAAACTGTTGGTCTCAAACAGATAAATAACGTCGTCTTTGTTTTCGTCGCCTTTGATGTATTCGCCGTAGGCCACGAATTCCATGTGAGGAAACGTCGGCACTTGGCACACTCTCTTTTCGTTGATGTCGTACGCGTATCCGTCTCCGTTGATGGCCACCAGTTCTCCATCACGTTTCTTGGTCACGCCGTACAAACCGTGAATGGTCGGTACCGTAGCGGCAGTCAATGAGAAGGGTTTCTTGAAGAAGCGAAACAACATTGTGTGCAGTGTGTTCAGAGGATACTGTTAAACTTCCAACCTAGCGATTTAAAGATAGTTTTGCAAATTTTATCTGTCAATAGTTTTCTTTCATTGGATTTTATCAACATGAAATGATCAGCGTGAACGTTGATATTGTGATGCTTTAGTAGTAAAAATAAGATGTATTGTGTATTAAAATTTTTCTTATTCAATTCCTTGAAATTCTTCAACTCCATATTGATGATGTCAAATTCTTGCAAGAGCTGCTCTTCAATGAAGGAAATGTCGCACGGAGGTTGACCCGTAATCAAATGGTGAATCAACACGTAGTCGTCATAGTACTTACTGTAGCCTAAATTTTTCATAATCATACACACGTGACTGAGACTGATGGTCGTCAACCGATAGTCGCTCAAATGGTTACTAATATTTTCTAAAATAGTTGGAGGTATAGTGTTCTTTTGTTTACCCTGAAAACGTATCATGCAGTCGCGAAAATGTTGGTTTCGATCGTAAATGTATTTGGGATTGACGCGCGTCGTGTCCGTATTGCTCGACTGTATAAAGTAGACTTTCTCCGATTTGCACGTGTAGCAAATGTTGACTGTTTCGTCGAAAAAGTAGCCGAGAGTCGAACCGCAATACTGGCACGTGTTCGGATCGTCTTTTTGCTGATCGACCACTTTGACGTTGTAGTAGTACTTTTTGTAGCAATCAAAAATTTCCCAAAAATTTTTCACCACGTACGTTTTACGCGCGTGATGCTGCTGCTTGGTGCCGTCCTCTTTCTGGAAGAACGTGTTCACCGTCGGCATTTGCATCAGCTGCACGTACTCTTTGAGAATCGAACGAATTTCTACGAAATAGAAACGAATAAAATTAATATTTTTAATGGTGGTACGAATCTCGTCCAGATCGTCAATCAAGTGACTGCGAACGCGTTCCGAGAGCCACGGTTGCGACAGGTAGTCGCACACTTGTTGTTCGCGAGTCGTCAACCCTTCTAGCTGACTAATTTCCTCCTTAAAATGTGTTTCTATTTGTTTGTGAAATTCCAAGATATTATCCATCTTTACATCTAAACTAGGAATTTTTAATCAACAAAAATCTATTCTGGCGTTATAATAAATATATTATCAAAAAATGGCGCAATCGAATATCACTTCAGGATTTATTGATATTGCAACATTGGATGAGATCGAAAAGTACATGTACTCGGGACCCGATGCCATCGTTTACTTTGTCCGCTCCACCTTGAAATCGACTTGGTTCACTCAGATTCCCGTATTGTTGTCGCGCAACAACGGCAATGCCGGTTTCGGGCAAGAGTGGAGTGTCAGCGTCAGTCGCGCCGGTGACTACCTCATTCACGTGTGGCTTCGCGTCGTCGTTCCCGCCGTCACTCTCAAAATTACCAATAGCTTTGCCGCCAACGGTCGCCTTCGTTGGACCAAAAATTTCATGCACAATCTCATTCGAGAGACGAGCATTTCTTTCAACGATTTGTTTGCTCACACCATCCACAATTATCATTTGGATGCCTATTCTCAGTTCACTGTCGAAGCTAGTAAACGCGCCGCTTACGATCAAATGATTGGCAACATTGGCGACATGATCGATCCTCACGGTCCAGGAGACACTATTCCTAGTCAAACGCTCAATCTCGTTTTACCCTTCTTTTTCACTCGCGATGTTGGCGTCTCTCTACCCACCGCTGCCATCCCTTACAACGAGATGCACATTAATTTCCAGTTCCGCGACTGGAAAGAATTGCTCATTTTGGACAATGCAGCCGCCGCCGGAGCTCAAGTCAACGTGCCTGTTGTCGGTGTCGATATCGATGCCGCTCCCGTCTTGGAAAGCGTTCAAGTATGGGCCAACTACGCCATCGTCAGCAACAAGGAACGTATTCTGATGGGTAAATCTCAACGTACCATTTTGATTGAACAAGTTCAAATCGCTCCTCGTCAATCGTTCAATCCCAAAGCCAATCCAGTTCCTAGCTACGACGTTCGTTTCAATCACGCCGTCAAAGCCCTCTTTTTCCAGGTTCGCAATTCCACATTTGCCAATCAGTGGTCCAATTACACGACTGCCTCTCCCGTCGTCACTCCAACTACTACAGCTATCGATTACGAAAGCCGCTACGCTCGCGATCCCATCAAGCACACGACGCTCATCTACGAGAATTCCAATCGTTTTTCCAACATGGGTAGCGATTATTTCAGTCTAGTCAATCCCTACTATCACGCTCCAGCTTGTCCCACCGACACTGGCTACCATTTGTATTCGTATTCGTTGAAATTCAACGATCTCGATCCCATGGGCAGTACCAATTACGGTAAATTGTCCAACGTCAGCTTGGTGCCAGCTGCTAGCGATGACGCCATCATAGCCAGTAACGGCACAGGCCCCGTCTTGTCGGGCACCAATTTCGGTCAGACGTTCGAATTTATAGTCACCGTCATCGTCAACAATATTATCCGCATTGCCGGCGGTACAATGGGTTTCCCTGTTTTGTAAATTGAGAGTTTAAAAAGTGAGCTTGTACTAAGAAATTATTATATTATTATAATGAGTCTAAGATTGAAAAAAGAAAGATGGCAACCGGACCCGTTTGTGCCGCCTTTGACGTTGGAAGAAACGCGAGCCGCTTGCGCCGCATTGCACATTGTCGACTACCCGCAGGTGGAACGCGCCGTTCAAGATCCACCCATCGAAGGTCAAAAGTATGCTCTTTTTAGTTTTTTCCCAGCCGCTCCCGGCGGCATCAACAAGTACAACGTGTTGGCTTTCGCCAAAATTAGAGGCGTCTACGCCACCGAAGAAGAAGCGGCTACGGCTGCCAGAAAAATCATCAGAAAAACAGACAGTTGCAACAAGATTCACACCGTCGTCGTCGGTCGTCCTTTCCCCATCTGTGAAGCCATCATGGGTAAAGTCGTCGATAAGGTTGTTCTCGATGACGACTATCAACAGGCCGAAAAAGAGATGCGAAAACGCGCCGAGGCCAGCGAACAGGACACGACTCGAGAACTTCAAGATCGAACCAAAGCGCTACTGGACGACGTTGACGAAACCAAAGCCAAAGATCCCGTTGAAACGTACATTGTCAAACGCAACAAAATGGCCACCATCGCCGCTCTGTACACTCAACACTTGGAGCAAATCGAAAAATTTAAAACGATCATGATTAAAACTCATGGTGAAATTATCGAGTTGGAAACGCCTGAAATTCTCGCTTGCTACCAACAAGTTTACGACGCCAAATGTCAAGAATCAGGCATTGTCCCCGACGCCGTTATACAATCCTATTTTAAAACGATACCATCCTTTGATTTTTTAAATAATAAATGTTAGAAAGAAGTCAAATCATCGCCATAATAATAATTATGATTGTGACTCCTTGGCTCATGTGGATGACGATCCCTTTTGGTAGAGATGGCGGCAGTAGTCCGTCTCCAGGTGGTGGTGGTGGTGGCGGCGGAAGTCCTACTCCCGGTGGTGGTGGTGGTGGTGGCGGGGGTACCACTCCTCCGAAACCGGGTCCGACCCCGAACGGCGCGTTCCCCACGTCGCAAGAAATCATGTTTAAATCCAAAGAGGAATGTCAGACGAAAGGCGGTGTCTTGAACTGGGTCGGCGATTCGGTTTTGTTGACGTGCAACAATATCGTCCGTTTTGGACAGCCCGAATCGCCCATTTTCAATGAATTGGATCAAGTCAAAGCGGCTATCGCTTCGGGCGCTTTGAAACCGGCTACGGAAAAAGATCGATTGGTCGAATACTTTAAACTCGTCTATCCCAATTCACCGGCGACATCGTGGTCGTCGATGAGCGAAGCCGATCTCGTCGGTCGCTACCAAAAATTGGAAATCTACTACAAAATGCCTCCGGAAATTCAACCAGCCACGCCCATTACACCTCGTCGCGATGTGACGAATCAGTTTTTCCGCGTACCCAACGGCGTGACTCTCGATCAAGACGCCAATGTTTTGGGTCAAGTTGGACCCTATTTGGAAGTCATTCGTTTCGGACCCATGTACTCGTTTTTCGCCGACCCGACTCTTTTTGTCGGCACCTATTACTATCCCGTTCGCGGTTCGGGACTCTACTTGCCGTTGGGTAAAACCTTGGTGGCCTACAACAAAGTGCACGCCATGAAACTGTTGGGTGCCGCCAACGACCAAATCGTTTTGTACGGCGGTCGTGATTTCCAGTCGTTTTTGCGTCGCGATTCGGAATCGGCTGAATTTACAGCCGATGCTTTTGTCAGCGTGTGCGCCGTCAACAAACGAGCGACCAGCAACAATCCCGGTTGCGATAAAATCTTCAACTATTTTGCCAACACTATTCGCTACAAAGCCAAAGCTCTCGATCGACTCGTCGGCGAAATGGCCGCCGGTAAATCTCTGAGGTACGACACTCGAGCCGTCAACGGTGTCACTAAAAAGACGTTGGTCTACTACGGTTGCGGCGACACGGGCGATAAATTTCTGGCTCAATTGGCTCGCAATCGCGGCTACAATACGTTGCAATTTTTGCGCGAAGCTCAAATGGAATTGGACGGAGACGCCATCGTCGGCTATGAACTGTTGCATCTCGTCGAAAATGCCTACAGTCAAACGGCCCTCATGCGACTCGATCCCATGCGTATGCCATTGTACATGCCCGAGGGAACGACTCCGGCCATTCCACCAAACTATCTATTGACTAAAGATGTTATGAGCGTCGACGTGAAGGCCGTCATCAATTCAGAATTTAAACCGTTTAATCAAAAAGTCTTTGACATTGATCTCATTGTACAAGAACGAAATTCGAGAGCTCCAGCACCTCCGCCAAATCCAAATCCAGCACCTCCGCCAAATCCAAATCCAGCACCTCCGCCAAATCCAAATCCAGCTCCAGCTCCAGCTCCAGCTCCAAATCCAGCTCCAGTAGTCGTGGGCGCTTCTTGGGGTCGTCGTTATTAAAAAATTTCAAAAATATATAATGTGTTTTTGAAATTTAATCCGAAGAGTCTTCCGTATCCGAAGCCAAAACGCTAGTGATTTTACTAAACATCAGAGGAATGTCTCGCATGCCGTCGTCGGTCACGGTTGTCGACGACGTCGTGATGGTGGTCGAGGCGGCGGTCGTCGATCGTTGCTCTTTCAATTTCTTTTGGTGTTTGCTGCATTTCGTCGTGTTTCCGGAATTCTTTTGACCGCACTGTTGCCCGATACGTTGACCTTTGGTGAACGTGTGAGTGCACTTGTTGTCGTCGTTGACTAAAGTCGCTACAGTATCAGGGTCACTGCCATTCCACAACGTTCGCAGTTCCAATTCGTTCAGAGAATACCTGACAGATATTCTATCTATAAATGCGTCCACTGTATTTTGTTGTGCTTTAACCAAGTCATTGAGTAGTTCTAAAATGGTACTGACTAAATTTTCCGACATGGTGAACGTTTGATGCAACTTTCAAAACACGAGCGTTCGTCACCGTTTCAATTCCACGACTACTTGGCATTGTCAGCAACACAGCTTAAATAACCCACAATGGGTTTCTTTTTAGTTCCATGCGCTGGGCATCGTTTCAATGTCGAGACTGATTTACCTTTTTTTATTTCAGGTAAATGTAGAATAAATTATGAACAATTATCTGACGTATTCTCAGCTTCAGGGAAATCAACCTCTGAACAATAAAAGTATGGATAAAACCTCTCATTACGAAAAAGAAAAACCACCTCGTGACTACCCGCACGCTCACGGTCAACCGTTGACGCAAATGCCCCAGTTTTCCGATGTTCTCGCCCACTCACCGGCCAGACAATCGCATTCCATCATGGCGAAAGAAGTAGTTCCTCTGCATCCCGCTCATCCTGCAGCGCAACCCGTCAAACACACGGCCGTCGATAAAATCGTGCGGCAACATCGCAGCGACAACGACCACGGCGGCGAAGATTGTCCCATTTTCAGTCTCTACAAAACCGATTTGCAATTCAACAAGTACATTGCCGCCACGGTCGCTGCTGCTGCTCATCAAAATGTCTTTCCCGTCGAATTCGATTGGCGTCATCACGTGTCTCTTCCCGTCGCCCGTCATCAGGGAACGTGTGCCAACAATTTCGCCGTCACCGTCGTCTCGACTCTGCAAGATCGACGCATCGTTCACGGCGAACCCGCGTTCGACTACACACCTTGCATGAAATGTCACTCGGCCGAAGGTAATGCCGCGCAACTTGTCAGTCAATTGTCGTCGTCGACCACGCCGCGTTGCTCGTGTCTCTCTAAAATTCAAGCCACCGTCGACAATGTGCGCTGGCTGACGGACATTGACGCCATCAAACAAGCGATCGTCACTCAAGGACCCGTCATAGCCGGTATGTTGGTCTACTCCAATTTCTTGTCGGGTCATTTCGGTGAACACGGCATCTATCTCGATCGTGTCGTCACTCATCATCCGCACACCAAATTCGCGTCTCCCGCGTCTCTCGTCGGCGCCATCACGGTCGTCATCGTCGGTTGGGGTGTCGCCGCCGACGTGCAAACCAGTTCTTTCACCTACGAATCGGTTCCCTACTGGATTTGTCGCAACACTTGGGGCCCGCAATGGGGACCGAACGATGGCTACTTTAAAATCGCGACGCATCGTCACAATAAACATGTGCAACTCGAACGACCCTTTCATTACAAGCAAGCCCAGTGCGGTGGAGTGATCACGTTCGATTTACGTCCCCTAGCCAAAGAGTCGGCTTGGTCCACTTACGGCATTCCTATAGCTGTCGCCGTCCTACTTGTCGTAATGCTTTACGGAGTTAAATTGAAACTTAAAAGCGTGCGCAGAAGGTAAAAACGAAAACGAAATGTTTTGTCTATTTGAAAATTATTTATCGTCAAAAGATCGAGACGTTCAACCAGTCGACCATGTCGACGTTGAATGTCAGCACGTCTACTTTGAAAATAATGACGGGACATTTTGCAATCGTTGTCGTCAACAAATGACGTGTCAAAACACCAACCAGGACCAAATTCAACAAAAGGCCAACATTGGCATTCGTAAAGAAATGGAATTTTTAAATCTCAGTCCGGAAATTGTCGAAATGACCAACAAGTACTTTATCATGGCCTGTAATCAACGTATTCATCGCGGAAACTACCGAAAAGCCATCATTTGCGCGTCGCTCTTTCACGTCTTGATGCTGAAAAAATGTCCTCAAAGTTACGACACGGTCATCAGGTGGTTTGGCTTGACCAATCATTTCGCCAATAAAGGCTTCAATTTAGTCAAACTAAAAATACCCGAATTGTGCTACCTGCGCGAGTCGTACTCGGACACGGCCGACATGATTTTCAAACACATCGGTCTCGAAAGGGACGAGACCTTTTTGAAATTCATCAATCGTCCCGATATTATGGCTTTTATTCGTACGAAAATCAATCGACGCATGTACATGATTGTCGCCGCTTTTGTTTTCATTTACATTCGCCGGCAATACAATCCCTCTATTGTTCTCGTGGATTTCTGTACCAAATTGGAATTGTCACCCACCGTTGTCGAACGCATTCTGAAATCTATTCCCCAAGAAATACATTTCTAAAAAAGTGTGAAAATTTTTTAGAAATATTTGATTTCATCTACATAAAGCTATTTGAGAGAGACTGCGCGCGCTCATCATGTCTCAAGCCAGGTACGATCAATGTGAACGCTTGTTGCGCACAGACGTTCACAAATTTGCTCTCGCTCTCATGGTGGACTACTCGTTTCAAAATACCATCGACTGGCCGAATCTTTTTAAACAGCTACCGCTTCACATCTCGTTCCCCGTGCACGTGCCCGAAAGCTTTAAATTGAAACTCGTCGAATCGCTGGTTGATTGGAAAAAAATGAGCCGCGAACCCGAACTCGCCACCGATATCATCGATATTTACGGTCACCGGTTGGACTGGTCGCTCATTTTACAGCATCGTTGCATCCCTCTACCCGCCGCCATCGTCGCCAAATATCAATCTAAATTCGATCGAGCCATTTGTCAGCTGTTGAACGATATTATTTAGAGATTTCCTACCACATCTTGACTCTCTTCAATCACGTATCCATATTTCTCTTTCAAAAGATCTGGATTCGTTTCTTTGACGGCCTTCCATCTTTTGCCTAGCTCTCGTCTGACGTCGGACGCGTTCATGTCGGGATGATCCTTTTTGATGGCGCGTCGTTCGTCGGTACAAAACAAATTATAAATACTCGGTCGGGCGTTCTTTTTCGGTCGCACTTTACTCTCCAAATACTTGTTGTAGCGCTCCCTGTCGACCATAGCCTTGTCGATAAACGGTTGTTTCTCCTGGTCGCTCAAATTGCGCCACGACTCTCCGAAAAGAATCATGACCTTGTTGGGTTTGATGCCGGGATTGGTTTCCAAAATCTCGCGACGTTTCGACTCGCAAAAAAAGAGGTAAGCGCTAATGTTTCGCTGAGGTCCCTGGACGACTTCTCTCTGTTTCAAGCCCAACATCAATCCCACGCGTTTCTGAGTCTCGCCGCTGTGCCATTTCTCGATCAGGTCCACGTTGCCAAACAAAAAGTCGTCCGACATGAATTGATTGATAGCATTAAGGATGGATAATTTGGATTTCGAAATCATGGTAATGGTTTTCTTAATGATGGACTACTTTTAACTAAATTAAACTGTGAGGAGAGAATAAAAAATCATGTTGACACCGGCTATTTGTCAAGATTTGGTAATGAAAACGAGTGACGCGTGCGGGTGCGGTCCCTTGGACGGCTGTCAACATCCGCGACACCAGCGACCCTACAAAATGCACGAATGGATGACGCGCGTACAGGCCATGAACAATTTGACCAACAAGCAGGGACGAGTGTACACGGCTACTGTCCGTCACGACGACGTCGATCATCGCGTCGTTCTCAAGCATTTCAACAAGCCGGCACTGTTTGATCACGCCCGACGCGAGTACGTGGCCGGACAGCACCTCAACGCTCTCAACGTGCCCATGTTTGTCGAAACGTACGCCTCGTTTCATCGCAATTCAGGACCCTACAACTTGACGCGTTTCGTCGACGGTGAAACCTTCAAATCGGCCATGTCGAAAATGTCGCGTCAAAAATTCATCACGCTCACCATGCAAATGTGCGTCGCGCTTGAAATGGCTCAATCGGCCTTCCGTTTCGGGCACTACGATTTACATTTGGAAAACGTCTTGATTCATTTTTCTAGTAAAAAAACGCAAATTCTTTTCGATCAATATCACGTGTCTTTTTCCAATTGTTTCAATCCCGTCATTATCGATTTTGGCATGTCGTGCGGCAGCGATAGCGTCACCGGTGAAACGTGGGGCATGCGACAGCTCGAAAAGAAAGGCATCTACGAACATTTGCGTCCCGGCTACGACATGTTTGTCTTTTTTCTCTACTGTCACCAAGAGCCGGGTAAATTCGCCTTCTTTGACATTGTCGTCAAGGTGCTGGAGAGTTTTTACAAACACGACGTCGATCAGCCGCGTCAGTATTTGCAAACGTTGCGACGCGGAGCCGACAGTAAAACACCCAAACAGCTCTTTGAATTTCTCGTCCAATTCTCGACGCACGTCATAGTCAAACCTCGACGCGTCTACACGCTAGGCGCCATCCAACCTCCGCCACCAGATGCCGTCATTGACACGTACGTCGACAGCGTCTTTTATCAGCAGTTACCGTCGGCAGAGTTGACACCTCAATCGGACGCCATGGCTTTTCGCTCGAGTAAATCCGTGGAATTCAAAATCAACATGTATTACAAGATTTGCCAAACGTCGCTGACGTCGTCCTACGAAAAATGGATCAAGATATTTGAGCGCGAAGTCAAGAAATACTGGAAAGAAAAAGACGCTCAAGAAGCTCGAAAAAGAATTAAATGGCAATTACCTGTTTCAGAAATTGCCAATGCGTCTTGAACGTGGACTATAAGGACACGGCCGATTTCTACGAAGATGACGACAAACCCAAACAGTGTGCCGGCGTTTGCGTCGTCAGTCGTCGCGGTATTTTAATCAATCAATCGTACAATCTCTACTGGGGTATTCCGAAAGGCATCGTCAACGAAAGCGAATCGTTGCGCGAGTGCGCCGTTCGTGAACTTTTCGAAGAGACCAACCTCAAGTTGGATAAGAGTCAACTGACGCGCAACATGTTCAAATTCAAGTACAAAAACATTAGCCGTCAAGTGTGCGTGTTTTTCGCTCACGTTGACGCCGTTGACGTTTTACCTAGGATAAATACGGGAAACGATGCCGAATCTACCGGCTGCGGTTTCATTCATCCCAAATGTCTCCTCGAATTATTTTATTCTGGAAAAATTAAGATTAATTATTTCACTAGGGTTCTCATTAATAAAATCTTTTTATGACATGAGAAAAAAGCCGACATCCTGGTGGCGAAACATTGGCAAAGGTCGTTTGTTTCTCATTGCCTTTGTCACGCTGTGCGTGTACGCCATTTTCAGACGTGCCCGCGGCGTTCGCGGCACTAGCGACCCCCATTTGCTCGGCAGCGATTGGCGCCAACGTTTTCCTCACGCTTTCAGACCAGTAGACACGTCCATTAGTACTTCAACCGCGCCGGCCGACAGTCGCGGTGAATTGGCTTGCCGACGTCACTTGGAGGAGCGCTTCAATCGACCCTTTCCCAAAAAGCGTCCCACTTTTTTGCGCAATCCCGTCACTAAAGTCGATCTCGAATTGGACTGCTACAACGCTGAGCTGGCTCTCGCCGTAGAATATCAAGGTAAACAGCATTACCACTACGTGCCTCATTTTCACTCGTCGCGTGACGCTTTTCTCAATCAAAAGTATAGGGATCAAATTAAAAGAGATTTGTGTTTGAAAAACAATATTGTTTTGATTGAAGTTCCCTATACAGTCATTGATATTGAATCGTTTTTGGATTTGAAACTGAAAGAGCATGGATACATCTAAACCGTCACACGTCAGACAATTATTTCCAGTAGATTCTTTGCCTCTGACGCCTTCACCTTCGCCGCCGCGTCGAAAAATCGCCGTCGCCGTTCGTCGTCGCTTTCTTACCCCCCATCCCCCGGTTCCTCTGCATCAGCTCATGTCGGAAATGTCTCTCGTCGGATCATCGGAACGTAAACGCAAGCAAACGTCGCCTCGTAAATTCACCGTCGGTCCCAAACGCAAAGCGCCATCGTCGGGAGTGGACCGATCGCCGCCACTTTCAGAACCTGTACAAAAATCTAAGAAAAAATCTCAACGTCCAGATTTGGTTCATCCTCACCATCAGACTAAACTTTTGGTTCCATTTGTGGTCAAAGCCGGTGATCGATTGATTAAGAATCTTTTCCCTTCTCAGACCATCACTATGCAAAAGAACGAGTACGGACTGTACGTGTACGAGGGTTTCGTTTTGGATAAGAAATCCGTGGTTGGTAAATATCTGGGTGATGGTCAAGTTACGCCTTTGACTGACGAAGATTTTGAAAAGGCCAAAGAATTAAAAATTATAATATAAATGTCTCAGTTATATCAGTGTATTAAACAAGCCTCGATAAAATACATGGATGTCGACCCGAGAGAAATGCGAGCCTTCATTTTGAAATGTAACAAAACATTAGACATGCAATGTATCATGATGGAAATTGTGGACCATTTTGTCGACGAAACGGCGACCAAAGTCGGTGCCGTTCGTTGCGATGAAGACGACTACATCAACATGGTTCTCGACTTGGAAACGATTCCTTTTAAATTGATGGTCTTGTTTTACACTTTCCTGTCGTTTCACGCCAACAGTGTGGCCGTCGATCGACAGCGATTGGGACATTGAATAAAATTTCAAAGATGTTAAAATTTTTGAAATTTAACCGACAGCCACTGATGTGCCGCCGGCCACTGGTACTTCTACTGGTGCCGTGTTACACTTTTCCATGTGGCTAATAATGATGCTCTCGTCTAGACTTGTCGTCATTCCCACATTGCTAAAGTGTACGTTCTTATCGTTTTTCAGCATATTTTTCAGTTCTTTGCAAACGTTAATGTTCAAACAGTCGTTTTCGTAAATAGTCTTACACAACGAATATTTGGAGGCGAGTTTGGATTTGCGGCTGTTGACGTAGTTTGATTTGCCGCGGACAATTATATATTGATCGTCTTCGATTTTGACGAGTGAAATTTTTTCGTAACACGTTCGTTTCATGATCTTTTTGGAGATTTCCAATGGCTGGTGCTGAAATATGCAGCCGCCACTGTCGGCGATCGTGTCGAAATAGTTTTTCACGACGAGACAAAAATCGCGACACACGCGTTCGACGATCGTCTCGTTGATGCCACTCACAATAACTTTTCCCGATTGAAAAACGAGAAAAGTGATGTAATAGTCTTTGCGTTCATCTAGACCCAATTTTTTACTGCTGACGCAATCTTTGTAAGGCACGTGCTCTACAAAGCTGACTTCGTCAAAGAAGCTGACGTTACGGTGCATGACCTCGGTCGTTCCGACGTTGTACTTGCACGTGAACGTGCCGGATGTTTGTGAATTGAAGCACGTGTAGTTATTATAGTGAGGAGCTATCGTTTGGAAAAAAGTCATTAGACTGTCGGGTTCAATAGGACGATTAAGGTCAAGGACAAAATTACTCATAACTTCGTAAATATAAATTTCGCAAGTATCATTTTCGTACATTTTGGGATACAATAGTTTAAGTAAAGAGATAACATACTGAATGGCTTCGTAAGCGCACTGAAGGGTAATATTGCCTGTGAATTGAAAGGAACCGTTTTTACAAATTTTCATGGAAATTTGCTTGTTGAAACTGAGAAGGTAGAGGTCGCAAGTGAAGGCGTTTTTGAAACCCGTCCGCAATTGGATGATGCTGTTAACCTTTTTGTCGTTGAAGATGTATTTGGAAAACAATTCCATACATTCTACAATGTTCAATTTTATTTCTTTACCGCTGGCAAATCTAGTCTTTCCCACCATTGTTCTTGTGGTGCAAAAGAAGGAACCGTTGTCGTAAGATGAAGGCATCATGGTGGTATTGGTTACGGCGGAACACATATTAACTTAGACATAAAGAAAGAATGTGTAAGATATCAACTTGCTTTTAATCAGAGGATATTTTTTTTAAAATCGGTATAACTCTTGAGAACGATTTCGTACTCGGCTTGGGTGACGATGCCGTCGGTGAGCACGTTGTCGACGACGTGATCGAGATGCGACAGTGTCGCTTGCGATCTGGCGACTATACTGGCGTATCGCGTCTGTTTATTTTTGTTGCGTTCTTCGGCGAGATCGCAGCAACTCGTCACCGCTAGTCCGCCAATAGCCAAGGGTACGGTGACGCCTACTGAAATGGGGAAGATGACGGCCGTAGCCACTAGGGGAATGGCGCACACGTTGACGAGCGAACGTATCGATTCGTTAAAGTTAGCCCAGCCTTTTTGTCTGCCCAATTTCTTTTCGTATTTGGCGAAGGTGTCGCGTACATCTTTTCGAGTTTCTTCCACCTTTACTATGCGTTTTCTGTTCAATTCCGACAGGTCGTTGACGTATTCGAATGGAAAATTGTGACGAGGCGGCGCCGTGGCGATATCGACCGCGACTTCCTTCATTTATTATATGATATACACGCATACAGATACACACAAATTACTGAATTTTTTTATTTTGGCTTAATGGAGCAAACACCGTCTTGACAGAAAAAATCGGGTTGTAAGGCCGGATGTTTGTACAAGGGTTTTCGTTTTTTGTTCTTTTTCGCCTGTTGTGCGGCTAAAGGTTTTTCCACTGTGGTGGTCACAACTTCATCTTCATTGTCGTGGGTAAATTGTCGAATTTCCTCGTCAATGGCGTCGGCTTCGCGTTTCAAGGCGTCAGGTAGACCCGTGACGTCGCGTGTGTCCGGTAGACTACTCGACAACTCAGGTAGGTCGCGTTGTTCATCGTCGGCCACGGCATCGGCCAATTGTGAAACAATGTCCTCTGGTTCATTGACCTCTTCTACTACTGCCGGCAGTGGTTCTGGAAGCGGTGCTGTTACTGCCGGTGGATCGTCAAAAATTTCTGTAATTTTCGACGTCCGCGGCAGTGGCGACGTCCCGGCCAACGCTTCGGCTTGTCTGGACCACAAAGCCGCTAGTAATACTTCTGGAGGCACCATGGGCGGCGGCGGCGATGCTGGGCGAGGTGGAGTTGGTCGTGCAGCAGCTGCAGGCATGGGTTTTGGTGGTGTTGCCGGCATGGATACAAGCTTTGCCTGCGTTGGTGGTGGCGCTGGTTCATCATCATCATTTTCTTCTTCTATTTCGTCTAGCTGACGCATTTGCTGAGATAATTCGTAATCACTCGTATCGATAGTTTCCTTTAAAAAATCGTTCTTCTTTTTCAAAAGATTAGGTCCTATGAACGAAATGAGAGGCGTGATGGCTGTCGTGGCCAGATTCATGAGTTGCGACGTTTCTTCAGCTGGCGAAGGTTCCAATTCGATGCCCTCCATCAGCGATTTGACGAGTCGTTTTTGTTTCTCTAATTCTCGGCGGCACTGATCGTGTTTGCGCTTGAAATAGAAGAGAGCCAACGATAACGCGATGCACGCCAGGACCAGAATTTTGTTCATTTTTTATTATTAGAGAGTTAAGAGTTTGTCGTTTTACAATACAAAAAGATACGACGATGATGCACGTAGATCAGCAGCAACAACGTGTCCTTTTCGAAGCCGTGTCTCGAGCCAAGGGACTCTTTTACAAGAATCTCTTTGATTTACATTTACAAATTAGTCCTTTGTGCGACAAAAATCCTCGCATCCGGCAAACGTGTTTCAAAATTCGCAACAACGGTCTGCAAATCTATACCAATGTCCAACACCACATTCACGCCAATGCCAAAGTGACCAAAGAGGCTTTCGATACGTACACGTTGACCGGCGACGTGGAAGAGCTCAACATTGGCATCAGTCTAGAGTACCTGAAAACGACGTTCAAAAACGCCAAAAAGACGGACGACGTTGTTTTCACCGTTCTCAGCGACGACACGGACGACACTCTTCCCGGAAATATTTGCATTCAAATCATTAAGACTCAAAAGACGTCGAAAAATAGTCAAACCAACGACTATCCCAAAGTGAAATCCAACGCTAAAATCAAAGTGACTCTCGTTCAGAATCAGCTACTCGAATTCGGTGAACGCATCACCGATCCCGTCAACGTTTCCAACGAAGAATACCTCAGCATTTGTCGCAACATTCAAATGCAACCCGGATGGATCGACATTTCACGCAGCGAACAGAGTCTCAAATTTGCTTTCCAAGTCAACGAAATCATCGAATGTTCCACCATTATCGGTGAAGCCAGTGAACCGCTATCGCCGCCTCAACGTTTCAATGCCAACAACATCAAAAGTACCAACAAAATCGCCACTTTTGGACCTCAACTGAAAATCTACTTGAATAAACATCAGCCGATGGTGATTGAGAGTAACAATGAACACATCAATATCGGAATCTGGGTCAAATCCAATGACCAAATTTCTGAAGAAAATAAATAATATAAAATGATGAATAGAAAGGTGTTTGTAGGTGGAATCATCATCAGTCTATTGGCGATAGTCTACTTGCTGTCGTATCCGAAACCCGTCACCCCCACCGTTCAACAACAGCGACCAGTCGTCGTCTACGAAGCCATGAAACGACCGGCTCCCGTCAGACGTCCTCTGCGCTCCTTTCGTCTTCCTGCTCCTGCTTCTCCTAAGCCGGTAACCGTTTCACCACCAGTACCAGTACCAATGCCAGCTCACGTCATGTTGACGCAAACGAGCGAATCTGCTCGTCCAGATGAAGAGTCGCGTCCTTTTCCCGATGAAGCGCCGCCATCATTCGTCGAACCGCCTCCGCCACCGCCGCCGCGTTTAGCTCCATCGTCGCTCACGCAGGCGTACACGCCCACAGTGTTACCTCGAAGAGCCAGAGCGTTACCGATGAGTCGTAAAAGTTTCCGGTCCATGCCACCGCAATCTTTTACGCCACCACCACCACCACCACCTGAAGCGGATCGGCGACCCGTGACGCTCATTAAAGATCTTTGAATAGTGTCATTTTAAAAGTTTTGGTTAATTTTTAAAATGATAGAGTTTTCTGTGGCGTTTCATGGCTCGTTCATTTTTGACGCTTTTACCGCACGTTGAACATTGACACGGGTCTTGTTCGATGCGAGTCACGCAGCACTGAAATTCTCGTTCGTTTAACCACAACGGTCGATAGCCGCACGACTGAAACACATAGTTGACCAACGACTGATGACTGGACGTTTCAAACCATAACGTTTCGTAACCTTTAGCGAAATTACCCGTCGATGTGACGACGACCACGCACACGGCGGTCGTGTCATTCCTCCACGTAGCCGACCAATTGGCGTCGAATTTCAAACAAATTCCTCGACGTTGACATGCGGCAAAAAGAGTCATTGTCACAACACATATATTACACGACCGGACGGCCAGCGAAGAAGCTATGCTCTCTGTCTTTATATAATATTCGTTCCTCATTTCTCTAAATTAATAAATTATGAATAATCAGTTATGGTTGATTATGTTTTTCGTGGTGATCTTGGGAGTACTCGGAGTTTTTGCCTTTACAGAGAAAAGACGGTCACCTGCACCGTTACCACCGGCTGAACCCACGTACGGTCTGTACGGTGGCGCGCCTCTCATGTTTAACGGTGCCATTCTACCGGCGACGATCGATTTACCTAATCCACCCCAACCCCCCATCGCGGCCTACACGCCTTACGGTGCCTATTCGGAACAGTCGCTAGGCTTTCCCATCGGCAACTATTGGCCCAGACCGGACATGATGACGTTTCCCGAGTTTACAATCCCCACCTACATCAATGCTCCCGATAGTACGATGAAACCTCCAGTACCGGGACCCGGACCCGCGCCCGGACCCGTGCCCGTACCCGTGCCTGGACCCGTCGACGCCAAACTTGCCGCTAATTTAACGAAATATTTCAAACAATTGTGGCCAAATATGACGACGTTGACTGACCCGGTCAAATTGGAACAAATCTACGACAATTTAGACGCCTACTATCTCGATTGGATTCCAGGCAAAGAAAAAGCCTCAGCGTCCAACTACAAAACCGATCGTATGCCTTTGTTGACGGCCATCGATTCCGACGCCAAACTCGACTACTCGCGACTATTTGACGGCAACGTGTGCGATTGTTTGCGTATCGCTCACAAAGAATGCATCTACAGTCCTAATCGATTGCAAGCCAAAGAACTTTTGGACTGTCCCACGTGGCCCTACATGGTCGTCAATTTGACCAACGCGTGGCTCATGAAACGCGCCTATGATACCAACAATCCCGATAGCAATTATCGCAAAGATACCATCGTTCGAAACGGCATGTCGGGCATGAAAGGATTTCCCAACGATTCTTTTTACGAAGGTTTCGTCTATCCGGGCGAATACGCCGTCCCCGATTTGTGCAGCAGTAAACCCGATCCGTTTTTCGACGAAATGCAACCCGGTCTGACGTCCGGTGGTCAGCCACTCAACATGTCGCGTCGCAATCCACCGTGGTGGTATCCTCAAGATTGCTCTTCGACGGCTTGCGAATTCCCCGACGAAAAATGTTTGACCGTCGTCAGCGACGGCTCGTATGGTGGATCTCAATCCAAGGGCACCTTTAAACGTTGCTATCGCGACGGAACGTACACGATCGGCAATAAAGCTCCCGCTTCGGCGTCACGTAGCGGCTTTGTGCGCGAATACTTGACGACCGACCTGAAAGACGACTGTCCCGGCGGTTTCCCGCCCAACATTTGCGCCGACGTTTCTCCGCGCGATTATCGCGGCTACTGGACGTACCCTTTAGTCGGTTGCGGATTGTGGTGGACCGTCGGCAAATCGGTGGCCGTCAACACTAAACTCGGTCTGCTCTTGGCTCCCAAATCGGAACAGGGATTGGGTCTGGATTTCGATAAACTCATGGAATTGCGCACGCAAACCAACGCTTTCGAACAGAATTTGTTCCAACAAGTCAATCGAGTCATGCAAATCATTCGCGACGGTAGCGTACCCGCTAACGGCACCATGTGGCCGGCTATGACGTTGGACGTATTGAAACAGCACGGTTACAAGGGCGCTCAGATTGCCGATAGAACGCAAGCCTTCAGCGCCGCCAAAGATCTCGTAGCCTACTGGTACAAAGAAGGCTATACGGGTCTCGATTCCACTCCTCACGGTTTCAATTACAATTACTCGAAATATTTCCCGTTGGGTTGTCATTTTTCGTACGCGTCTCGTTTCGATCATTTGCTCACCTCGTACATGACGGTAGCCAAATTGGATTCCATTCAGTTTTTAGTGGAACCGCAAAACGTCAAAGTCGGTCTGCGTCCGGCCTACATGTTTGAAATTTTCAGCAAGAAACCTCGAACGGCTGATGCTATGGTCGGTTCGGCATTCCAAGATTTCAGTATCACGTCGTGTCGCGCGTGCTACAGTCTCGATCCGGGACCTCAAATCGAACAGTACATCAAGTACGGCTACTTGCCGGCATCGGCCGTCACCACCAAGAAACTCATCGATCCCGCCGTCTTTTTGGCTCGTGCCAGTGCCAAGAGTTTCACTCCGGCCGTGCTTTAAGTTTGCATCAGAAAGCCTCATCGCCTACAACATAAAGATAATGAGTACGCGTGTCGTTTTGAAACGCGTCGAAGACGAACAACGTCTACGCGATCGTTTTACGGTCGTTCTCGAAGACAAGACGACTCGCGTGTGTTTTGTCGACGGTGTTTGGCCGACGTTCAGTGTCCCTTTCTCGGCCGTACCGACGAGCGGCAACAATCGCTTGTATCGACCTTGTCTCTCGTTTCCCCGATTCACGGGCACGTTGCGTCCCGAACAGGTCAATATTCATCAAAATGCTCGCATCAAATTGGCCGAAACGCACGTTGTCATGATTAGCTGTTTTCCCGGTTTCGGGAAAACCATAACCACCCTGTCGTTGGTGTGCTCTCTTCGCTTGCCGGCCATCATCGTCTGTCATCGCGTCTGTTTGGTTCAACAATGGCGCGAATCGATCGCCACGTTTTGCAGCGGCGATGCTCTCGTCGTCGACTTGCCAGGCTACACGGGCACCGACTATCATTTTGGCATCATCAACATTGCCAACGTTCACAAATTAAACGACATCCCGGTCGATCACGTGCTCGTCACCGATGAAACCCACTTGTTGCTCAGCGAAAAACGCAGTTTGAATTTGTTGAAATTCTGTCCCAAACGATTCATCGGCTTGACGGCGACACCCTATCGTCCCGATGAACTGCACGTCTTGTTTAAATTTTTTTACGGTGAAAATTTCATCGTGAAAAAATTGTTCAAAAAACACGATATCTACACGGTGTACACGGGCATAGTGATGCTCGAGCGGCGCATTTACGGCAAACTCGACTGGAACTACATGTTGGAACAGCAAGCCACCAACGTGCAGCGTCATCGTTTACTGGTCGACATTATTCAAACGTTCCCCGCTGACCGCACGTGGCTCGTGCTCGTCAAACGCGTGGCTCACGGTGAAGCGTTGCGCGATTTACTTTTGACCGTGCGACCGTCGCGCGTCGTCAGCCTCCTCACGGGCAACGTGCACACGTACGACAAACAGTGCGACATTTTGATCGGCACCGTTGGCAAAATCGGGACGGGTTTCGATTTTCCCAAATTGGATTCCCTACTCGTCGCTGCCGACATGGTTCAATACTATATCCAATTTCTGGGCAGAGTCATGCGAACGAAAAACGTGCCCGTCGTCGTCGACGTGGTCGACCAGCACGCCATCATGAATTTGCACTACTTGTCTCGCAAAAAAGAATATCTCGAACACGGAGGGCGCATCATCAATGCCAACGAACGCGTTCGAGATTTAACCACCACCACTACTAACCCGTAGCGGCGGCGGCTTCGACGTCTCGCGAAACGATCGTCACGTGCAACGATTTACATTTCATGGGAAAGACGAAATGCTTCCTGAATTCGTCGACAAATTCGCTAAAAATAGTCAATCGAAGATCAAAGACGGTCGTCTGTTTGGTTCTATAGATGAAAGAATTGAGCGATTCCGTGTGATGCCTCAGTCGGCACATGTTGTGACTTTCGTTGACAAACACCCCGGGACCGATCAGTTTAGTTTTCTTGCAAAAATCGTATTTACATCGGGTAATATTGGTAAAATGATGCGCGAATTTACACAGATTATTGTAGACGCACGGTTTCTTTAGCAAATAGAGTCGACAGAGTTTCACGTTGACGACGCGTGACGGCACCGTCGGATGCCTCGTGTTCCATCGCTGAGGTATCGTGTACACTTGGACGTGATTGTTGAACATTTTATCGATATCGTCCGTCGACTCGAACAAATTATAGTGGATAGGTTTCGGAAATATATATCGTCTTTTTTTGGTTGTCATCTCGTCTGGATCGTCATCGTCGTCATCGCCACCGCTGCTGCTGCGATATTCGACAATGGCCGCGTCTCCATCGTAATCGAAATAGTCATCCAACTCTTCTTCGCTGCTGACGAGCAAGTCGTCTTCGGGTACCGCCGCGATTTCATCCGACATTTTTCTATTGTTCTTGACCAATTCTTTATCATCTTGAATTACACAACATTTTTTGAAAAATTAATTTGTCTTGTACAATTCTTTGACGCGTTGCAGCGTCTGTTCTTCTTTGCCCAGTCGACGATTGACGTGGTTGTGAAACGTGAACCAAAAGTAAAACAAATTGGCTTTGTTCAGACACGCCCATGTCAACGCTTCTCCTCCCATTTCACTCGTGTAGGTGTAGGCCAAATGTTGGGCTGCCGTCGTCGGCAACCAGATGTGAAACGTTTCGAGAAATTGACGCATGCGCGTCTGATCTGCAAACGTGGGTTGATCTCGATACGTCAACGCCGTCATGTGTAAAAAGAACCAGAATGGCGGTCCCCATCCCGCCACGCGCGTCGAATACATGTTTCTGGCTTGCATTAAACCGACGAGCGGTTTGTGAAGGCGTTGATTGACGGCGTTGTGAAAATGGACGTAAAACTCGAAAAGCGATTGACGCGACATGGTCGCTTGCAATAAATTGGATTTCGACACGTAGTCTCGAGCGTGTTGCTGACAATAGGGACAGGGTAACAAATTGGGCAACAAGATGAGAAAGTCAATGGCCGCTTTTACGTGAGGCGACGATGGTGTCGCCGGATAGGCCAGACTGCTCGTGTGTAAAAAGAACCAAAAAGAAGGTCCCCAATCGGTCGTCGATCTAAACGATGATCTGTTTGCGTTCATTTATTGGAGGTTATTAAACGTAGTCGTACATGACGTTCATTTGCGGCGCAAAACTGGCTCTACGATGGCGACGACTCGACCGACGCATGGTACGTCTCATGGTCGTGGCCGAAGCGCGACGTTTAGACTTTCGGCGTTTAGTTCGACGAGACTTTCTACGCGATTTCTTTGTCACTCTGGCCATGAAACACTTTCGTTTTCCATTGGCCCTAAAGCAAACTTTTCTCTTTCTAGTACGAGCTACCATTTTATTTAAATAAAATTAATAACGGCGGCGACGTTTGCTGGTCTTGCGACGTTTACTAGATTTGCGCGACTTTCTTTTTGAACGTCGCTTGGAGCGACGTTTGGACTTGCGAGATTTGCGACGAGCCTTGGCTGCCGCCGGTCCCAACAGGAAATCCGGTGGCGGTGGCAGCTCAGCCTCTATTGACGGTGTCAGAAATACTGACGGTGCGTCTTCCGCGAGATCTAGGGAGGGATCGTAATTTCTCGGTCCAAAATAGGTCGTCTTGGGGTACGGACGACGACGAGTGTACCTTCGTCTCGTCCTTCTTTTGGTAGTGACACGTTTATTGGACCCTCTTTTAAACCAATAACATCTCTTATAGTATCCTTTTCCTTTTCTAGATTTGACCATTATTATTTATTAATATCAATTGATTTTAAAATTGCTCACAAATTTTAATGTAGTTTGTGTGTACACACGATGAATGATTTAGAAAAGTTTGATTTCAATCTGGACGCTCGCGATGAGGACATGTGGTCGTTGCTGGCATTTGTCCAAGTGTACGACATCAAGAGTCTTCCGGTCGAAGTGTCGCAACAGTTGACGCGGTTCTATTGCGACAAAATTCGTCAGGTTTCGAAACAAACAGGTCGTGACGTCATGGACGACCATTTTCTCAATACGGTTCACTATTGCATTTGTCGTGGCTACGAATTTTTTCGTAACCTAACACCCTTCAAATTGCGCGTGTGTTTGGCGACGCGATCGCAAGTGAATGCCTACTGGCTCGAACGCATTGCTTCGTTGATGCAATTTCTATAAGTTCCAATATTTTTCATGGAATATTGGAACTATTTCTTAATATAAATCTTTGATTCGAATAAAGAAAAATGATGCAAACACTTCAATCGAATGCTTTCGAGACTCTTGTCGTAGAGTTCAAAAAATATCTGGCTTTACAGGTGCCGTCCGAGTTGGCCGTCGTCTTTCTGACGGGTAGCGACTGCAAGTATTGCGTGGAAATGCGAGAGGTCATTGATCGTGTCATGCCTCGCTATATAGGCAAAGTGCAATTTTTCACCGTCAATTTGAGCGAGAACAAGTCGGTCGTCTCGAAAGCCGAAGGTAGCGTCTATCAGGATGGCAGCGACGCTTCCATTCAACACGTACCCATCGTTATTTTCTATCGCAAACAAATGCCCATCGCTCGTTTCAAGGGTCAGTACAACGAACACGATTTCGCTCAGTTCATCGCGTCCGCGATCGAAGGTTCGGTCGCGGTTCCAGCTTACGCTCCGCCTCCGTCGTACGCGCCACCACCCGCCGCCGCCGCTGGGTATCCAGTAGAGCAGCCGGTTGCCGCCTCCGCTTATCAGCAGCAGCCGTACGCCTATCAACAGGCAACGCCGCAACAGTATCAGCAGCAGCAGCAGCATTATCAACCGACTGCGGCGACGGCACCGGCTAAACTTCAGCAATCGTACTACAACACTCCGTACCGTCAACCTCCTCTGCAGCAGCACCAACAAGATCTCTACAACAGACCGGGAGCAGCTGCCGCCGCCGCCGACAACGCGCCCAGCATCGAAAACTGTAGCGGACGTAAATTTTGCTATTCTACCTACGCAAATGCTTATAACAGTTGTTAAATAATTGTTTGATGTAGATAAAAATGGAGAAGCACATTGAATGGCTATCTCGCAAAAGCGATGTGTTGAAAATGTTTTTCATGATGATTCCCGTCGGCGACGCTTTCCATTTACCCGATTGCAGTTGGGCGTCAGAGACGCGAGGACCCGACACGTGCGTCTGTCAGCACATTATGTGGCGCGTTTACGGCGTTTTGACTAGCAGCAGCAGCAACGGCGGCGACGGCCCTCAGTCGCTCGTATAGCGCTTCCGTCACGTAATCTGGACAATCGACGTGCACGTGATCGACGTAGAAAACGACAGCGACAACGTCAAAGGTCACATGTCGTCACGCGAATTCTCTCAACCATTTCAATGTCGACTCCAAATAACGACTCGTGTACGCTTCTGTAAATGTTGCCGTTTCCTTGTACCATTCTTGATATGTTTTTATCCAATACATGAGTACCCCCTGTAAGTCTTTTGATTCCAATGTCGCGTGACACGCTTCGATGGGGACGATAGAGTCGTCGAGGTGAAACAAGTGCGTAAACAATTGGTTTTCGCGCAACGTCCGGACGCTTTTCCAGCGACCCACATCTCGCCATTGTCGTTCATTATCGCTACAGCTGCTGCTACCGCTGCTGCTACAATCGGAATTGTAACCCGAAGCTCCTCCTTCCGTTGTGGGCGGAGTTTCATCTTCGTCGCGTGGGTAGTCGGCGCATTGAGTCACTCGCGCTAGCAAATCAAAAAGACTGCGTTTGAATTGTCGATGGCGTCGAGCGTGTCGCAACCCGACTTCAAATTCCACGCCCCAATGCTGAAAATTCTTTTGCAGAATGTAAATGTCGTGGATGGGACAAAAGACCATAGGATTCATGTAGTGATGCGTTTGAGTCATGGGCGCGCGTAAACCTGTCACGCCCCGACAGTAGCTGAACCCGAAATCGATCATGATGGGACGATAGTCATCGTACGGCAATATGGTACGCGTGCCGTCGTTGAACGTGTACACGTGTTTACTTTGCGACGCTTTCACCATAAGAATGTTGTCGAAATGCAAGTCGTAATGGGTGAAATCGCAGATTTCTCTGGCCACTTTGAGCATGCAATAGAGATGCAAATAAATGAGCTCTTTTTCGCTCGTGTTCAGCTCGTCCATAGCGTCGTACAGAGTGAATTCGTGTTCGATAAACTCCATGACAATACACTGCGATTTCGCCGTTTCCTTATAGTCCAGCAGTCGAGGGAAAAAAGATTTCATTCTCTGGTCGCTGTTCAAGACGAGCATAACGTCGCGTTCGTGTTGCAAATTCACGTCCGGTAAGCTATTGGTCTTGTAAATGGCTTTCTTTTTTTTATATTTTCCCTCGTAGACGGTGCCGTAGTTTCCTTGTTTGGATAGTTTTTTCATCGTATATGTGTGTTTATGTGTCTCGGTTGATTCTTTTTAGGAGCCAAATAAATTTGATTCACCACGATTACCTGTAAATTTTACAGATATATTGAACGTCGAGCTAAAAGAACGTATTACCACAATAAAAATGACTGAAAAGATGGTTTCTCAAGAAAAGATGGTTCGTCAAGGAAAGTTGCACGTGCGTCAAAAGAAGCAGACGCGCAACGAGAGCATCAAGTCGTGCAAAGAGACACTGGAACGGCTCATCAACACCTATCAGATGGAGCCAGAGTTTGCTCACGATTTGGAAGAGTTTAGCAAGCTCTTTGCGTCCATGTTGAAAACGCTCGAAACGGTGAAAAAGACGCGCAACAATGCCAACACGGGATTGGGTAAGAGTCGACCCGTCACGGCCGCCACGCGCGCTTTCATCAAGCAAGTGTCTGGCGACGACAACGACAACGGGGCGTGTTCTCGTTCCGTTCTCACCAGTCTCATCAGCCGCTACGTCAAGGAAAAGCAACTTCAAACCCACGAACGCAAAACCTTGTTCCAATGCGACGAGGCGTTGTGTAGCATTCTCCAATGTACCGCCTCCATGTGCAACGATGCCAAGAAATTGGAAAAGTACTTGGAACTCGAGTGCATTCAAAACCGCGCCTACATGCAACAGTATATAATCGGCTTACTCGAGTCTGGTTCAACCATTGAGTTGGCGGACGAGCTGAAGTTGCGTGAAAACGATTTGATTTCCTGGACAGAATTACAGAAGATTTTGTTTTTAACTTTCGAAGATGAACAGCAAAGCAGCCCTAGCCAATAAATTTGCCGAGAAAGCCGGTTTGACCGATGCCAAATCGACCACCATCCCATCGTGTAAGTCCATCAACAAGCCGGCCGGACTTTTTATTGGCGAAGACAATTTGAAGTCTTCTGGATGGAAACCTGAACTGATGGCTGTTGGAAAACCTCATAAACTTGTAACTCGAAAACTCGACCCCATTACCAAAGGCTTTGAAGAAAAGCCAGGTATTCTTTTGGATGCTCCACGCCTTCTCATTTTACGTTCGTCACCGTTACTTTGTAAAAATCTTAACACTGGTTATGTTGATGGCTTGTGGAATGCTCCTCTGCACAAACCGGTATCTTATTTGAGATGTATGAGACGTCATTTAGTTTTGTTTGTCGATGAAAAAAATGAGCCGATGCACACTCGTCCCATTCAATTGAGTGCTATGGGACATTTTATGTATAACTTTGATAAAATGTATGAGAAATTTGTTGTCACCATGATGGCCCAGGAGAACTTGCCTTTTGGCGGTAAATTGGACGACACTACGGACAACAAACAGCTCTACTTTTCCAGCTTGTTTGTTTACGCTCCTATTTTCCAGTCGCAAGCCGTCGGCACGCCACCCAATTCGTCGATGGCGTGCATCACTACCGATTTCAAACCCAGCGTCATGATTGAAGCCAACGATGAGCACATGGAAGTTTTCCAAGCCGGAAAGAATTGGTGGAAAAAGGCCGTCAAAAGTTTGTCGTCACTGGAACCTTCTCCCACTCCAACCGTGGTCGACTCGAATTTCGGCGGCGGCGAGAACATTATCTACGAAGAAGAAGTCGACTTTTAATTTTCTTTGTGTTGGTAGTCACATGTAGTAGTGATGGTAGAAAAACAGTAGTTGGTAGTAGTTGGTAAACTTTCAATATTTTTCACATTTTAAATATTGAAAGTATATAACAATAAAATATGTCTGACGTGATAAAGTTGGAAAAATTGCCCAATTATGATTGTATTTTGCCCAACCAATACACGTATAAAGATCGAAAAGCTAGAGGTTCGAAAATTATCATTGTCGGCAAACCCGGTTCGGGTAAATCGACGTTGCTCAAATCGATTCTGAAAGCCAAAAGCGATATCATTAAAACGGGCATTGCCATGTCCGGCAGTGAAGGTGCCAATGAATTTTATAGGGAATTTTTCCCGCCACTTTTCGTCTACGAAGAGTACGACGATCAAGTGCTAGCCGACGCTTTGACACGTCAATCCAAGGTTATTAGCAACAAGGAATTGGCCGACGAAGACAAGTGGTTGGCCGTCATTTTAGACGATTGTGCAGATCAGCCTAGCGTTTTTAGACAGAAAATTCAGAAAACTTTGTTTAAAAACGGAAGTCATTTTAGAATGTTTTACATTATATGCATGCAATTCGCGTTGGACATGCCGTTGAACGTGCGCACGGCCGTCGACGGCGTCTTTCTCTTTCGCGAAACCAACTTGGAATCGCTCAAGCTCATGTACGTCAACTACGCCGCCATCGTGCCGTCGTTTGACTTGTTCAAACAACTCATGCTCCACTACACGGGCGACCATCAATGTCTCTTTTTGAACAACGCTCTCCAGTCCAACGATTGGAAACAGTGCGTCTACTATTGTAAAGCCGACGTGGTCGACGGTTCGTGGCGTTTCGGTTCTTTCGACCTGCACCAATGGAACAACGAACGATTCAATCCGTTGTGGGACGATCCAGAGTATCAAATGAATCAAGCACTCAAAGAGTTGCCTACTACTAATCGCTAAACATTTGCGTCCATATCGGTGTTCCGTCGCTTTTACGCACGGCGCCGACACCGATTCGTTTGTACGACGTGCCCAAAATATTGCTACGGTGACCCGGTGAATTCATCCATCCTCGCATGACGGCTTCGGGTGTCCCGTAGCCTGCGGCGATATTCTCTCCTATGGCTCCCCACGGGTAGCCGGCTTTACGAGCCCTATCTCCCGGAGTTTCGCCGCTGGGATTGTTATGATCGAAAAATCGTCGACTGTTCATGTCGGCGCTGTGCGCGCGGCTAATGTCGGCCAATTTGGAGTCAAACACCAGTTGAGCTAGACCGCGACTCGATCTTTCGGCGTTGGTGATTCTCGCCACTTGACCTTCCCATCCATCAGGAGCCGGTAGAGAAGGTTCAGCTGGTCGTCGCGGTCCCGAAGACGACGAATTCAACAAGATAAGCACCACTACAAAGAGTAGAAACCCACCAAAGACCAATAACATTTTTTGAGAATTTAACATTTTATCTCTATTAAAGGTAGATTATTGTAAAAAAAACTAGGCCGCCATGACGACAAACAGCAGCAGCAGCGTCTACATTATCGACGATTTGTTGGACGAAATCGACGTGTTGAATTTGTTGGCGGCCGTTTCGGACGAAAAGGAGAATTTCTTTCCAACGGGCACTGTGACCAACGCGGTCGACTATCGTCGATCGACCATGATGAATGTGACACCGGCTTTTATTCGACAACTGTTTCACCATAAAGTGATCTCTTTACTGCCCGAAATGTGCCGTCATTTATGGCATCCCGATTTCATCTTGGACGACTCGGCTTTCGAGTGTCAAGTGACTCGCAGCGGTCACGGTGATTTCTATTTGGAACACACGGACAATTGTACACCGTGCGAATTACGCGAACTCACCTACGTCTACTATTTTCACACCAATCAGTTCACCGGTGGAGAATTGGTCTTTATCGACGATGGCACTATTGTGAAACCGCTTCGAAACCGTCTCGTCGTTTTCGATTCGTCGCGCATGCATCAAGTGTTGCCCGTCACCGTGACGGGTGCCAACACGTTCGAAAACGGTCGTTTCACCGTCAACGGCTGGATCCGACGACGTGCCGACCCGTAAAAAAATTCAAAATAAGATGTGTGTTATTTTGAATTTTGTATATGCGTGTGCGTGTGTGCGTGTGTGTGTTTAATATCGCGTGGCGATAGTGACGTCGCCAACATTGTTGACCATTTCTCTGTAGAGTGGAATCATGCCGCTCGTTTGCATGACCATTTCGTTGTCGGGTGAAAATTCGGCTCCCGCGTTGATGTTGTGTCCACCGTACGTGGACTGGTATTTGAGCAAACCCAATTCGTTGGTGGTGTCGTTGTGTCGACCGCCCATCACCGTCATGGCTCCTTCGCGCAAATCAATGTGCGGCGTGACGGCCGGTTTGAACCAATTGTCGCCCGATAGAGGAGCGATAGGCAAATCGCCTCGAATGGGATCACCGAGAGAAAAGAGTCGGCTCATCTTGTTGGCGTAGACGGCGCGCGGGTAAATGACTGGCTGCAATTGACCGCTATGGCTCAAACCCAACGGGTTCATGGGATCCACGGCCAAGTATTGCGTGTCGGGTACGGGTCCTTGCAGAGCCGAAGTGTAGGGAACGTCGGCGACGCGCGGTGCCACGTTACTCGTCTGATTGGGAGGCACAGTGTAATTCAAGGTGAAATTGGTGGTGGGCGGTGCCAACATATCGCTAGCTTCAGCGCGACGCGGACGCACCAGCATGTCGCTGCTCATCATTCTTGCCGGTTGAGGCACCATCGATGCCGCCGGTTGTCTAGTGGTGTTGTAATCGAGCGTGGTCGTCATGGCTCGAGGAGGAGGCTCTTCGAATCGATACGACAAGGGCGGCATGAATGTTTCAATGAGGGACGGCGATTTTCTTTTCGTCCACGCGGCGCACAATCCGACAGCAATTAAAAGTGTCAATATAACTTGAATCATTTATTATTAACATCCACATGTTGTGAAATATTTTGCGAACGACTGAGCGCGTCTTTAGCGTCGAACGAGAAAATAGTAAAGGCCGATTCCTGCAGCCATAGCAGCGATGAAAAATCCTAGGCAAGCGTAATCCATATTTTATTATAACGTGGTTTTAATCAAATCATATCCTTGTTGAAAAAGTTTTATTTTCGTCTCATGATCCAACGAAATGATGGATTCCACTCCGCCTCCGTCGGCTTCGAATTCGTAGAGACGATGAATTTTCGAGCACGCTTCGAGACGCGACTTGTCGAGCAAACGACTCGGTACACTAAAGACAATGTCGACCAATTCTTTGAGACCCGGTGCCGGTGGCGGAAGTGTCGTCGGCAACGGTAACGTTCGCGGTCGAAAACATAGAGCCATGATTCGTTCGCTGAAATCAAAATCTTGAGCCACATCGACGGCCAAATTGTTGACGATGCCTCCATCCATGTAGACGTGCTGGGTTTCGACGCAGCGCGGCAACGTTCCCAACGGGATGGCGCAACTGAAGAGAACGGCGTTAATGACGCTATAGTCGGGTGTAGTGATGACGCTGAAAATCTCTTGTCGCCGCATCGTCACGTTGAAGGCAATGACAAAAAAAAACTTGCCAGTTTTTTTGAATAGTTGCTCGAACGTGACTTGAACATCGAGATAGGTGGGCATAACGGTGGGCAGTAGACTGTGCACGTACGGCGGCCGCGTGCTAAACTGGAAAATCTTTTTCAACGGCAACAGATCGTACTGTTGCGACGGCGTGTGACCGCACAGGAACAGCAAACAAATGATGCTACCGACGCTCGTACCGCAATACGTCGTGATGCGTTCCAAATGGCCGTGCTCTTTCAAGTAGTGCAAGCCGCCCAAATACTGGACGCCCTTGAATCCTCCGCCGCCGATGACGAGCGTGTCGCACAGCTCGGTTCTCTGACAATTTCCATTACCAATATCGAAATTGTAGTGATGGAAATGGCCCATAATTTATTTATATCGTGTGTGATAAATATATTATTTTTCTTGGAGTGAATTTTTTAAAGATAAAAATGAATAAGACTCCAATTTACAAAATTTTGCACAACGACAACACGGCAGATAGGCTGGACCGTTTGGAACGTTTGTTGGAACGCGTGCTCCAGCAACAGCAGCAGCGAATAATGCCAGCGGCGGCAACAATCGCTACACCCCCCACCATGTACGCTCCTTCGAATGTGGTCAAGAGCCAAGCGGATTGCGTCAAATGCGCGACGCGGGCCGCCACGTCGGAAAAGGTGCTCTATTTCGCTCTCGGCGGTGTTCTCGTTCTCCTCGTCACTTTGACGATTAAAAATATGAAAAATAACCGAGGCCAAAAGTACGGCAGATAACCTTAAAAAGTGGAAACATGTTTTGCGATTTCTGTATGTTTAGTAGCGCCAACGACGGGGAGTTTAAGAAACATTTTCGTCGCGCCCCCTGTCGCACGGCTCGATCGATTCTTTTCTGTTGCAAATTGTGCGACTATGTCGGCCACTCGATCAAAGACATCAAGAAGCACGCGTGCACTCGCGTTCGCTTCGAATTCAACGAAATGGAACGTTTGCGAACGGCGCAACTTTTGCCGACCCCTCATCAACTCGTCACCACCGTCGCCGAGCACGAATGGTACAAGATGGAACAACAATTGAAAGAAGTACGCGTCATCATGAACAATCCCAACTTGCAATTGACGCACGTGTCGCTGAGTAATCGCGAACAATTGTTGCTGGTGCCCGGTAAATTGCTCTACTCGCTGTGTCAGTACCGCAAATGGCTTCACGCCCCTCACGTCGGATTGCCCAATTTATCGGTGGAAAACATTTGTCAAGTGATTCGCAATCGTCGCTACGCCGATCGTTTTTTCGTTTTCCAAGTGCACGACGAATGCGATGTGCGTCACTATTTCAAACTCTTGTTCGCCAAAGCCGATGCCGCCTATTGGCCTTTTTGTGTCGACAATGCCACCATCACGCATTGGGTGTACAATTCGACGTGGTGTCCCTTTTCGAAAACGGTCGACGGTCAAGTGTACGTCAAACAGACGCGCGACGAGCTGTTGAACGCGCTCTACGAATCGCGCTACACCAATTGGCATTGGTCGCGAATGTCTCGCGGCGATTTCCATCGATTCGTGTGTCGCGAGTGGACGACGTTGCACTACAAGAACATCATAAAAATCGTGGGCAGTCTGGCCGATGTCATCAATCACCAGTGGACAGATTTGGAAGCGGAGCAGGGACGCGTTCGCGAAAAAATCGAGAAACTCTTTCCGACGCTTTTCGATTTTGTGAGTTTTTGGGACGCGGGCGTGGACGCGGTCGTCAATCGAGTTGAGCTCAACGATTTGACTCTTGACGACGTGGATCTGTACGAGTGTGTGGAACTGTCGTTGACGTTCGAAGAGGCCGTGTCTCGTTTTGTCGGCAAGAAAAAGCAACGCGGATGGCTGCCTTTGATGCGAGTTTTTCGCTCGAGCAATTGAATCGTCACTACGGTTGCTCGGCTCCCAATAAACGCGTCTTGTACGAAATGATTTTCGGTGTGCCCGTGACGGACGACGACGTTTGGAATCTCCCCGTTTTCGACGAGTACAAGAAAAAGGAACAAGAATTCGAAAAGTATATCGTGTCGCCTCACGATGTCGAAGAAGGTGTTCTCATTTGTCACAAGTGTAAATCGAAAAAAATCACGGCCTACAGTCGTCAGACGCGCAGTGGCGACGAACCGATGACCGTTTTTGCTAAATGTAGTATGTGTCAACATCAATGGGTTCAATAAATGAGAAGACCACAAGTCCTTTTTCTCGTCTTGTTATTTCTAACGATTGGTCTAGTTGTAGTCATTATTGCTAAGCAGCGACGACGCGTTCGCGAGTCGTACGTCATCAATTCACCTTCGGCCGTCTCGTTGTTGCATCGATTGAGTGAAGCCATGCGCGACATTTTAAGTAGTACTAGTAGTGGTGGTGGTGGTGGTGACTACTTGACGGCCATGTTGAACGGTCGCGACGTGTACAACGAGTTTACCATGGAGGAGGGTAGTCGATCGTACACGGAGAATAAGAAACGTATCGTCGTCTGTTTACGTAAAAACCCCAATGAATTCTATTCGTGGAACAGTTTAATGTACGTCCTGTGTCACGAGGTGGCGCACGTCATTTGCGACGAATTGCATCACACGGAGAAATTTAACGCCATCAACGCGGCGCTTTTAAAACGCGCTGAGACGTTGGGCTACTACGATCCACGAGTACCGTTCGAATCGAATTATTGTGGTTTATAGAATTATGATAAAGTATAGAATAAAAAGAAATATGGACGCCAAAGATGTTTACATTGTTCCCGTTTTCGGTGGCTACGGTACACCCAGCCAGGTGGCACCCGAACGATTGGTCAAGGGAGGCTACACGCGCATGACGGACGCCTACACGGGTAAAGATCAAGTGGTGACGTACGTGCGTCGCACTATTATTCCCGAATAAGCGGAAAAAAATTGCTAGCTAAATTGGATACAATTACCTAGTAAATAAACAGAGAAAAATATGGATATCGAATCCGGACACGAAGAAGTTTACAAGCCGTTGACGACTAAAAAGCATGCTCCGCCAGAGTCTCGAGCGTCGCGTCGCTACGCGCTCTTTCTAACGGCTACCAAAGTGCTCTGTTTGTTGATGGTGTTGAGTCTTTTGGGATACTACGTCTACGTGACGGTGACGATGGACGACGCGACCGCTCAGTTGGTACGCGACGTGAGTAAATTGAAACAGCATCATCATCATCAGCAGCATCGCAACAAGACCAGCAACGACGACGTTCCCGAATGGTTTACGCAAGTGCTCAATTTGACGCGCAAAGGTTTCGTTCACATTAGCCTGCAACCGTTCCCC